CGTAATAAGCCGGGGAATCTGTTGATAGACTATTGGATCGACCGCAGCCGAAGCCCCGCGCTCCAGATAGTTCTGGATGTCGGTTTGCAGCTCGTTAAAGGTCATTCCAGTTTGAGAGGTCGCCATTTACCTATCCGGTCATGCTTATTGCGGTTTTCTCTACCGATGCTACTCGGTTCCCCCATGTTGTACCATATCTATTCCAATCTGGCAGCCCCTGCAAAAAGGTAAGCCTATAATCGCAAAGCTTTCTAATCAGATCGCGGTCATCGGACGAGTAAACAGCCCTCATGGTTTCCGCGCCCATGACGCCATCAGCTCGGATACCAAGAACCATTTGCAAGAAGCGGATGGCCCGGCCAACGCCAGAGTTTACCGCCAAATCGTACAGGGCGTAATCCAGACCTTCAGGCAGCTCACTGCAACGGCAAGATGCCCAAAAGTTCTTTTCATACAACGGCGCAATGTCGGCTGGGGTCAAAGCCTTCATGTCATCGTGTGTCACCTGATGGCCTACCCAAGCCTCCCAAGTCGCCTGAGTCACGCCCATGTTGGTTGATCCGGGGCGACCATCTGGGAGACGGTTGCCCTTGTCATGTGGGTCGTCCTGAAAACCGCCTTCAGTCTTCAGGACTAGATCAAAACATTGCTGGAAATTATCGCTCATTGGATTGGTGTTGACTTATAAATCATCTCATCCTTCTTTTGGGAGCTTGAAGAAGACCCAAAAAAGAACGACAGAACAAGAATTACCCCATCACGAAGCGTCGTAAGAAGCTCCGATACGGATGGATCATTGATGGTCGACCACCCAGCCATTTTAAGGCCAGTAATGATGGAAAACCCACCAACAATCAAAATGGCCAAAACCCGAGGAATCCAATCCCGGGTTTCAGTTTGCATACGACGGGCGCTATCCCGATCCTGTTCAGCAATTTGCTCTAGATCAATATCAAGCTGCTTCATCTGAACCCTAAAGTCAGCATCGATCTTTTTTAAGGATGCTAACTGATCGGGTGTAGGGTTCAGAAGGGCAGTTTGAATATCATCCACGGACCCATCTTGATGACCAAAGAGGGCGCCAGAAATAGCACGGGTAGCCATACCAGCCAAAGGACCGCCGAGAGCAGTAGCAATAGTCGGAGCAACAGCTTCAATTAAGCCTCCCCATTTTCCAAGGTCCATTACTCTGGCTCCCGCTCAGCGTTCTTTTCAGCAGCTGCCGTAAGCTGTCCAGTTGCTTCGCCTTCAATTCGACGGATCAAGGCAATGGACTGACGAGCTGGCTTATCAAGAAGCGCATCGAGGATCAGGTTTATTTCTGCAACAGTAAATTCAAACTTAACCGTAGGCTGTGTAGCTTCCATGATAGACTCCCATTATTTTGAAAAAATGCCTTTGATATTAGACCAAAAGCCTATTACTCCCACCAACGCACTTCCAATGGCGACGCCAACTCCTCCGACGGCAACCATTGTTTTCCAAGAACCCTCTGCGTTGTGAAGGATTCTTAGCATCTCTTTTTGATCTTTGCGAATTTCAATAACATCCGACTCAAGCCTGTCAACTCGAGCAAGCAAGTTTCCGATGGTCAGGCTTTCGTCATCCATGACATTACACCTCTACCCAATTTTTGGTCGGCTCATCCCAGCGATAATTTTTGCCGTCGGTTGGATAGGCAACAGGCGCTTCCCACAACCAATTTGTTTGATTCAATACCCATGAGTCATGAGGACGGGGAGCATAGAATACATCATGCGTAGCATCGTAGGTATAACCCATACCCGCATAATTACCGCGTAATGGACGCCCTTCTGGGTGCTGATTGCCATGGGTATTATAAGACGTCTGTATCCATTGACCCGGCGAGGAATCAATAAATGTGTTAAAAAATTCAGGTTCCGCAGTAATGACCTGAACAACTTTCCCATCCAATACTTTTGCAAAATGGCTCATGCTGTGTACGTTCCTGAAGATGCAAATTCTAAGATTGTATTTGAACCATTTGTAAATGGTGGAGTTACCAATGTGCCTGTATATATTGAAGTGTATTTGGACGTTGGAATAGAAAGAATAACAATTCCAGAACCGCCAGCACCACCGTTTCCGTATTGACCGGCATTCGTGCCACCGCCGCCGCCACCGCCGCCCGTATTTGGCGTACCAGCAGTACCCGGCGTAACACTTCCAGAACCAGAACCGCCACCACCAGAACCGCCGTTTCCGCCACCTACCCCAGTAGAGCCACCGCCACCACCACCTGCATAATATACCGCAGAACCCGTAATAGACGATTGAACGCCTATGCCACCGTTGCCACCCGAAGAGCCGCTACCCGATGCGCCCACTGCACCTGCACCACCTCCACCGCCACCAGATTGCGAGCCAAAACCACCGCCCGCATTACCTTGATCAGATGTTCCTGAACCGCCTGTGGCTGAGCCATATCCACCACCGCCGCCGCCCGAACCGCCGCTATAACCATTCGCGCCCGCTTGACCACCATAACCGCCGCCAATTGCAGTTACAGTTGATATTCCGTTGCCGGATAGCGAGGAATTAGATCCATTGGTTGGGAATGTCCCACTAACGCCACCAGAGCCACCAGCGCCAGCAATAACAGTATAAGTAGAACCCGGTATTAAAACAGCCGTACCAGATAACAATCCGCACGCACCTGCACCACCTGAATATGCCCAACCACCACCGCCACCACCTGCGACAACAAGATAAGATATGGTGTATGGGATAGGAAGCCCCGATACTTCATCAGCATATGATACCCAACCTTGTGTGGAATCTACATAAACAAGGTTAAAGGATTGCCTATTTAGCGCCATGATGACGCTGGTTGTGCCACCCTGTATTTTATTGCCATTAGGAGCAATCGTAATGTTGTTAGTCGCTGCCGTTCCAGCATAATCCAAGACTGTAATTTGGTTGCCGACAGAAGGGGATGCTGGAAGCGTTACAGTGACAGCCGCAGACGTCGTGTTGACTGGATAGATATTACCAGCTGCCGCCGTAAAGCTTGACGTTTGAACAGCAGCAACCGCTTGGCCACCCGATGACACCCAAATGGAGCCATTGTAATACTCAAGGGCATTGCTGGTCGTATTAAAACCAGTCTGCCCAGCACTTGGAGATGCTGGACGAGTTGCCGTTGTCCAGCTTGGGAACGTCTCACCATTTTGGCCATTTAAGATAATGCTCATTCTGCGGCTCCAATGGTAAGTTTGCCTTCTGCAACAAGCTGCATAATGGCGGCGTAGTCTGTGTTGGCGGGGTCTAATGGGACAAATGAAGTCACACCGTTAATATCAACACGGATATTCGTATTTTGACCATTTATAGCCATATACTGTGCATTTTCATACATGACTTATAGCTCCGCTGTCGCCGTAAAATATGAACCAACAGCGGCCTGAGAATAAAACCGCCCCGCTGCCGTACATCTTAACTGCCATTGCCAAATATAATTATCAAAAGCATTAAGATTTGTAGAAAGCACATTATTTGTAGTAAACGCAGTTCCAGCAAACGCAATTGTAGGCGATGTTCTCATCGGTGCCGGATGGGTAATTGTTTGTTGCGAATACGATTGTGAGCCATTTTGATAAGCATCTTGCAAAAAACTCGCAGCAAGCAAAATTTGGTAATAATACCGCTGACAATCAGCCAACTGCTTGCTGTATAATGGCCGTTCAAATGGTGTGGCTACAGAGCCTTGCTCAAGCTGGAGTCCTGTGATGTAAATATAATTGGACGTAGATGCGGAAATCTGTTGTTGGCCTGTTACTCCAACATATGTTGTACTTGTCCAAGAACCTGCTGCTCCAAGTAAATTGGATGCCGCTCCCAAAGAATAACGAACATATAGGCCAACGCCGTTAGTTGTTAACCAAGTTCCGGTCGTATCTCCAACAATAGTGACGTTGATTGTCGTCCAAGTATTTGCGGAGGAAATTGTAAATGAAAAAGGGTAAAACCTGTTTACGGCACTATTACAAATAGAGCCACCAAAAGTTCCAGTAAGATTTGAATAAACCAAAAATGAAAGCGTTACAGTTTTGGCGTTTGCTGTACCCCAAGCCAAATCGCTAACATTAAACCCTTCAATCGGCTGAGTAAATTCATATGCTGTACCGCTTGTTAAAGTAGAGTCAGCAGTTGTTGTTTGGATGCCTATATAGTTAGTAAAACCAGCGGTAAGAGTTACGGAACCTTTGTTCTGTTGGGCAGAAAATATAGCAGATGTCCAAGTTCCGTTTGAACCAGAACGCCAACGATCAACGGTAAAAGTACCCCCAGAACTTAAAGAAACCGCAGCGCCACTATTACGCTGGTCAATCACCATATTTCCATTGATAATACGGTTCCGCAGAAACGAAGACGACCCATACGGCATATTTGTAGCGATAAAGTTCGCGCCGCCTGTGACGTTACCTGCCGTGTCCAACGTGATGTTAGGTGTGGAGGATGAGGCGTTCTGGATGACGGTGGTGTTAAGGGTTGCGGTCATGTTATAAACCCCTTACCAATGTGGCGGAGAATGAAGATGCGTTAGTGGCATTTAAGGTTGTATACAATGTCACTGAGCCGCCAGTTCTTAAATACGCTTCAATGTAATCTGTTGTCCCATTAAATGGCATGACACAGCAAACTGAAAGCGCCTGATTGTAGTTAGCGCCCGGAGCATCCGATCCCTGTCCTCTATAAGCAACGCCATTCTTATACACATAGATAAATGTGCCAGAACCCGACCCAGCACTATTTGATGAAGTCGTGATAATATTGACCTGATAATAACCTGCCACTGTCGGCGTAAACCGATAGTTGGTCACAGCATCATAATTATTATTTGTATCAAAATCTTTTGTATTAAACTGAATTTTTGAAGTAGTGCTGCTTATGGACTGGTTAGCGCTAAGAGTTGCCGAAAAAGCAGGTCCATTAACAGCTTGATTGCCACCTATTTGAATGGTTGTAGCGTTGATAGTTGTAGCAGCCAATGTGGAAACGGTAGTTGTTCCGCTAATCGTTTGTCCACCCGCAGTGGTTAATACCGTACCCGTCGCAGCCGGAAGCGTAATGGTATTGGTCCCCGCCACAGCCGTAGGTGACAGGGTGATTTGGCCGGATGTTGCGCCGTTAAGAGTAAGATTTCCCATTATACAGCCTCCGCTAAATATTTGTTCTTCACAGCTTCAGCCTCTTGTTTTGTAGCATAATTTCCAAGAAATACGCGCTTTCCATTAATGGAAGCCCTCGATTTAAATTTTTTAAGTCCAGTGCATTTATCAAAATGCCAACGCTTCATAGAGGTTTCACCACCTTCTAATCCACAATTTGGGCATTTAATTTTTTTATATTGATACCCAACCATTTTTTCTCTTTTTTTAAGTCGAGATGCCTCTGGTTGCATATATCCCATAGGACCACTCCCGCCTTGAGAGATATTTATTAAATTGCAACCTTTTTCTTTATAATAAGAAATTAATTCAATTTCATGCGAAAATGCTTCTTGTTCTGTTTCAAACCTAGAAACGATTTTCATAGTTAAGCCGCCATAATTATTAACCAATTCATGCCAATGCCAATGCCGAGAAGACATTGAAAGGTATCGCCTTCCCGTACCTTTGCCAACGTAAAATACGTCGCCTTCTGGGGTTGCATGAATATAGGTATAATATTTCATATTACAGTCCAAGTGCTAGTGCTAGGAACGGTAATTGTGGCCGAGGCCGAAATCGTAATTGGGCCAAACGTACCAGCATTGGTATTTGCTGGAACCGTATAGCTATTGTTTACCGTCTGACCATTTTGGAAAAATACCTGATCTCCACCCGCGCCAGTTGGCTGCGGGGTTGTGGAAGATGGGATTGTCCCGAGGACGCCTGTATATGACATGGAAGGCTCCTATTAGGTGATATTGAGGACCGAAGCGATAACGTCAGCTGATGTCGCCGTATTGGTTACAACAACCAGAGCATCGCCCGTGGTAAGGACCAGTTTCTGATCTCCGCCGACAGCAACAAAGGTCGTTCCCACACCGATTGAGGCCGATTTGACTACATAATAGTTAGCAGCCGAACGGGTAACATAAATGTCAGCCGTGATTGAGGCGCCAGTCGTGTTGGCAACCGTGAGGCCAATAACCGTGGTTTGGGTAGCCGATGCAACCGTAACAAGCGTTACGGGGGATGTCCCGACGTTTCTTGCTACATAAGAAGTAAAGGTGTTTGCCATTTAAGTGGTTCCTTGTTCCAATATATATTACCCGAGAGCGATGCTCATAGCAACAGCAGTACCAGCCGGATCGACCTGTAAATTGGTTTGAGCGGCAGAAACTGTGGTTGCGCCCGTGCCACCATTGGCTAGAGCAAGCGTTCCAGCGACAGTGACAGCCCCGGTCGTGGCCGTGGATGGCGTTAGGCCCGTGGAGCCAAACGAGATTGAGGATACGCCAGACGAAGCAG